ACTTTTATGCATATGAAGATGTATACACCAAGTTGTATATCTTGGGGTGTCAATATTTCATAAATATTTTCAGTTGTGGTATTTGTACACTCACATATTTGAAGAAAAATAATTAGTTATAGTAAGATGTTCATGTGGTTATTTGAACTTGTATATAAAGAACGAGCTAGAAATGGTATTTCACCCAGATTTGGTCAACCACCGACTTAAGGAATTAGATTGTAATAAAAATAGATGTCCCTCGGGGTCAAGAAACTTTGTTTCGATGCTATTGTGCCTACTCGTGGTTCTGATCGTTCTGTGGGATATGATTTATACAGCTCCGAAGATGCCATGGTTCCGTGCCAGGCTGGCCGAGCTCTCGTAGGCACTGGTATCACGGTGGTCCTACCTGAAGGTGTATATGGTCGTGTAGCTCCTCGTTCAGGTCTAGCTGTTAAGCATTGTATTAATGTTGGTGCGGGTGTTATTGATCCTGATTACACCGGTGAAATTAAAGTCGTCTTGTTCAACCATGGAGAGAAGGACTTTGAAATCAAGAAGGGGGATCGTATCGCACAGCTTGTTCTTGAGCGTTGTGAAACGCCACCAATTGAGGAAATTAACATAGTAGAAGATACTGAACGGGGTTCTGGTGGATTTGGTTCTACAGGTCTTTGAAAATATTGTCTTCACAAAACCACAAATCTTCTGGTTGGGGCATGAAAAGGACACCCTTGGTCATTGTCATGTATAGCTTGGATTTGTTGACATCTGGATAGGACAATAACATCCATCGTTCCCAGTATTCAGCTCTAAAGAAATCTTCCCAATCTTCCTTTTCACTTTCATCTACACCCAACATACCCCGATGAATTTCACGGTGGTTTGTCTCTATCCGCAACTTCTTAGGAATCACAGCACCTTTCCTAATAAGATGTGCACGCATAAGACGAGCATCACCGTGATCTGTGTAATATTGAACACCTTTCTGACCGAAATCTATAGCTCTTTTACTTGGAAGAATCACACGATACTTATGACTCACAGATGGACTGGGCTTAAGAACGACGTGCATACTATTTGTAGCGAGGAAAAATAATGCACGAATATACCACACAGGATGGTATCATCATACGAGTTGGAGAATCGGCGAAAGAGAATGATATGCTTACAAACTCGAGTGATCCAAAGTGTTGGTGGATGCATGCGAGTGGTTATCCAGGTGCACATGTTGTAATATGTTGCGATGGGGACCAGGTTCCTAGGGAGACGAAGAGGGATGCAGCTGTCTTAGCTATACATCATAGTAAAACACCGAGTTCAAAGATGTCATGGGTTGATATGACACGGGTCGAAAATGTCACATCTTTGAAGCAGCACGGACTTGTTACACTCAAAGGTAATGTCACTCAACTCACAATATTTATGAACCGTGAAAATGATCGTCTTGAACATCTAAAAAAATATTGTACTAATGTATAATGAAAGGTATCGATTATAGACTCCTTCGAACTTTTCTAGTTGTAGTCGTTCTCGTCATAGCGACAAATTATAATTACATCTTTGGTAAGAAAAAGACAGTCGAAGCCGAGCCAGCCCCGGGTCCCGCCCCAGGTCCCGCCCCGGGTCCCGCCCCTGAAACACCAGAGGAAGAGGAAGAGGAAGAGGAAGAGGAAGAGGAAGAGACTCTGTTGATACCACCCAAAGTTAAACCCGGAGGTGTCAAGACAACAGTCAATGCGGAAGTTCGGATGATTGAAACATTACCACCAGGGATTGTAAAGAAGGAGGGATATATTGGCTACTCTCATATTTAAAGTATTCCTGTATAAGGTCCAGCGATGTAATAGACATCTCTGAACCCAAGTTCCTCTAATTTCTCTGCCGCAAATCTGGCCCGTTGTCCAGTGTTGCAGTAGACGAGTAAACCCTTCCTGGGAAGTTCTGTGGTGGTCTTTTCATTGATCTTGTCCACAGGGATATGAAGTGCTTTGGGGTAGTGTCCTGCACGATATTCAGTGATGGTGCGAACGTCGATGACCCTCTTTATCTTACCTTCCTTGATGAGCCTTCTAGCTTCTGAGGCGGAGACGAGGTTCTGTCCCATATAAGTNTACGCGAGGGCACCAGTGAGGGCACCNGCTATGATAAGTGGTATCATTTAGTATCTACGTTGATTTTTATCCCCGCCTCTTGACCTTTACATGATTTAAGTTGAAGCAACATTGGGCGGCACCATCGTACGTCTTTAGACACGAACGACAGTGGTATAAGATCTCATCATTGCTATTGCTATTGCTATTGCTATTGAAGAAGTTTCTGGGACGAATATTTTTGGGAATTGTGTTGAGGGTTTCTTTGGTAATTGTCTTGATGGTAGAATTTTTAGACGCAGGTTTTATCATCACCGCGGTTGGTCTGTAGTTACGGTTACCTTCTGAATTTTGTGTGTAAAGTGCACCGTTGTTGGATTTTCTGATACGACGACCCTTGGTATCAAGATATGGGGTAGGTCCATTCTCTAGATTGTTAAATACGTTACGAGCTTTCTTAGCTTCGGTGACAGTAGTGTTTCTCATTTTATATATACCAATATAAAGTTTAGAGTGCACTATACCATATATGAATAAGAAATCGGCTGACGTGTCCACCCGTCTGACCCCTGATGAGTTGGCTAAGCGTTCGATGGATGTTCGTATTGCCGCGATGGAAGAGGCACTTAAGGGTGAAAAGGTTCGATACAAGTCTAACTGTGACTCGGATAAGTTCAAGGATTTCCTTGAGGACCGACTCACAATTTGGGTGGGAGAGAAGGATAAGACCTTCCATGGGAAGGGGATGTATGAAAAGACGAAAACTTTGATTGACAACTGGAATTAATTACCGAAAGCGACACCAGCCATACCATTCTTCACGCGGAGAATGTTATAGTTGACCGCGTACACACGGTGGAGCGAGTTACCACCCGAGGGGTTGGTGAGGGTGAGCTTAGCGTTATCGATACGAGAGAAGTTAAGCGTCCCAGTGGGCTGCATCTTGCTCATGGTCAGGCAGAAAGGCCACGAGAAGGTGGGCAGATCCTCGAGAATATCATCGGGGAGGTCGGTGCAGTGCATTTCGGGAACGACGGTATGGTGATACACGTTCGAAGTGTCCTCGAAGAGGGGGACACCGTTGATGTAAAGGGAAGTTTTATCGAATGTGAACTCAGAATCCCAGTCATTACCAGCGGTCGTGTTACCAGAGACGAGGTGAAGCGACTTGACGGGGTGGTTGAAGTAGCTAAGATCAATCTCAGTGTCGGTGCTAGAAGCGGGTTGGTATTGGGTTTGGGTAATGAGAATCTCGTGTTCNTTGTCAGTGAAGAACTTGCGTTCCTCNGTATCGAGGTACACATAGTTACCGAATACCTTGGGAGTACCGACAGGGNNGTAACCATCGCGGCACTTGATGCGAATCTCCACATCGTGGTACTGAAGCGCAACGAGAGGGAGCGACTTGGTCCAATCCTCACCGAAGAAGAAAGGGATCATGTAGTGGTCACCACCGTGGTTAGACTTTAGGGTGGAAGTTGTAGCAGCCATCGACGCCTTCGCAGTGGTGTCACGCATGAGGGGGTTGTGTACACCCTGAACGAAGAGAGAATCAAGTTGGGAAACCAACTGTCCACCAATCCAGAGTTGGAACTCAGTGGGCTTAGAAGCGGTAGAAGAAAACAGGCCATTGGGGTTGTTCTGTACATTGGAAACAAGAGTGTCTTCGATCCAGATGTAACTCATGAGATCACCCTTAGAGCGAATAGGGACGGTGATTTCGTTGTTCGCACCGAAGGTGCCGATGTAATCCATACGCTCAGGCTTCATAGCGAAGTTGGTATAACGTTTGTAGTTCTGGCGGAAGAAGCTGACCTGGGGTTCGCCCGTGATGTAGACATCCTGGGCACCCACCGACACAAGCTCAATTAAAGCGGCAGACATTTATTAGTAATTGATATTAAAAATTTGGCTCATAGTATACATATGGTGGTTTTCCAGGCTTTGACATGGGAACCTAGAGACACAGAAGAAGAACACCATGTCAGTATATTTGGGAAGACTGAGGATGGCAAATCGGTTTGTGTGACTACATCATTCAATCCATACTTCTTCATAAAACTTTCATTTGGGACGTCACAACAAACAGTCAATGAAATCTATAATCTCCTGTGCAGGAAATGTCCCGAATGTGTCACTTCATATTCTATGGCCAAGTCCAAAGATGTTTGGGGATTTCAAAACAACGAAGAATTCTTTTTTATGAAGATCAACTTTACGAATCTTGCAGCCCGTCGTCGTGTTGATGGGTTTTTGAGAAGACCCGTGGACCTTTCTTCTGGAACAAAAGTGTTGAAAGTGTACGAGTCTAACCTCGATCCAGTTCTTCGCCTGATGCATCGAACTGGTATTCAATCAACTGGATGGATCGATACTGGTGACAAATGTGTGCGATCGCATCTCGCCAAGGTGGACATAGATCTATGGTGTAACGAGTGGTCTTCTCTGAAGCCAGTGGATCGGGATGATATTGCCCCATTCGTTGTGGGATCATTTGATATTGAGTGTAACAGTTCAACTGGTAAGTTTCCAGATGCCGAGGTTCCTGGTGATGCCTGTTTTCAAATTGCAATTTCTCTCTGTAAGTTTGGAACTGATGAACCATATGAAAAAGTATGTTTATGTTACAAGAAGACAGAAGGTCCTGATGTCATAAGTTTTGAGACTGAACGGGAAATGCTCGAAGCGTTTCATAAGTATCTACACGATAAGAACATTGATATCATCACTGGTTGGAATATTTTCGGTTTCGATCTTGAGTATATTTACAAACGAGCTCGTTATTGTGGATGCAACCCAAACTTTTTCAAACTTGGTCGATTGAATGATGAATCTTGTCAACTTACTCTAAAAAAATTGAGTTCAAGTGCTTTGGGGGATAACTTCTTGAAATTACTTCCGATGTCTGGACGATTTATTTTCGATATGTTCCACGAAGTTAAGAAGGGATACAAATTGGATTCATACAGTTTGAACAATGTTTCAAAGTTGTACCTTGGTGATCAGAAAATTGACATGTCCCCCAAAGAGATGTTTGTTCGATACAAAGAGGGCGATCCTGCAAAGTTGGGTGAAGTTGCTGAGTATTGTATTAAGGATACTTTACTTCCACACAAACTCTTGAAGAAGTTGTGTACACTCCTCAACCTCCTGGAGATGGCTAAAGCTACTTGGGTACCTCTATGTTTCCTAGTTGAGCGCGGACAGCAGATTAAGGTATTTAGTCAGCTCACGAAGAAGGCTCGAGAGCTGGGTTTCATGGTACCTACGATTCGATACGGTGCGATTCCTGAAGAACCTTACGAAGGTGCGACTGTACTTGAGGCACAAAAGGGTGCATATTATACACCAATCACAGCCCTCGATTTCGAAGCATTGTACCCTTCAATCATGATGGCCCATAATCTGTGTTATTCGAGCTATGTGATGGATGAAAGGCGATATGGGAATATACCAGGTGTTACCTATGAAACCTTCAATATTGGTGATCGAACGTATAAATTTGCTCAAGGTGTCCCTAGTCTTTTACCGGCGATTCTTCTTGAGCTCAAACAGTTTCGAAAGAAAGCAAAAAAGGATATGGCGGCTGCGACGGGTGGAATGAAGGAGGTTTACAATGGCAAGCAGTTGGCTTATAAAATCTCGATGAACTCTGTATACGGTTTTACAGGGGCTGGTAAAGGGATCTTACCTTGTGTTCCAATCGCATCGACGACGACNTGNCGAGGTCGTGGTATGATCGAGGAGACGAAGACCTATGTCGAGAAGAACTTTCCTGGTGCNAAGGTAAGGTATGGTGACACCGATTCAGTGATGGTTGAGTTTGATGTAGGTGATCGAAAGGGTGAAGAAGCTGTACAGTATAGCTGGGAAGTAGGTGAGCGCGCAGCTGAAGAGTGTAGCGCCCTTTTCAAGAAACCAAACAACTTGGAACTCGAGAAGGTTTACTGGCCTTATTTTCTCTATTCAAAGAAGCGGTACGCCGCCAAGCTTTGGACAAAGGGGAAGGATGA